CATCCTCTGTAAGACACAGGCGTTGGACTTGTGTTGTTCTGTTGCTTCCTTGTGATCAAACGGTAGTAGTCTCTTCTCTCCTGTATCTAAGCACAGTACACCCACCTCAGTAAGCGTATTGGCAGGTTCATACGGATCATTGAATATCTTACCATCTCGTAGAGTTATAGAGTTCTCTACATCTAAGACTCTTCTCATGCTGAGTACCTTGCTCTCTCTCCATCTAACTGACAGTGGACAACCCCATGCCATCCACCCTTTAGTTTATTCTTTGCTACGTTCAAGTGTCGCTGCGTGTCTGACTCATACTCACCCTCTACTTGTGGGTTCTTAGATATCAAAACCATCAGGTCACACTCAGCAGCCTTACCTGTCTTACTACCTTCAAGCATAGATTGATCTACATATATCTTACCCTCTGCCTCTGCTGATAGCTGAGACATCCAGATTACTGCACAGTCATACTGCTTGGCAATATTCCTAGCGTGTATTGCTGCATCCTTGAGATACACATGAGAGTCTGCACCTGTCTTATTAGCAAACTTGTCACCCATATCTAGCACTACGATGTCAGGCTTGTGGTTCTTAACTACTGCCTCAACCCACACCATGTCCTTACCTGTGCTATCAACTATTTTAATGTTGTCATACACTGGCTTATACCTTGTGGATGCTAGGGCATAGTTGTCCTTGATCTCTTCCATAGGCATGTTAGATGCAGCACTGAGATACCTAGCACCAACACGAGTGTAGTCCTCTTCGTTACACAGCACGATACACTTTGCACCCTGCCTAGCAAAGCCACGCTCAGATGCAATCATAGAAGCATGGAAGGATGTCTTACCTGTGTTAGGTCTAGCACCTATTAGGACTAGATGCCCACCTGATATACCCTCTACCTTACGCTGTAGTGACGGTATGTTGAACTGCCACTTACACTGTATCTCATTAGCTACCAGTAGATTGTCAATAGATATGTCTCCCCAATCAACTTTTAGATTAGGCATGAAGTTATCTTGATAGTCAGTCAGTATGTTACGCAGTGGCTCAAGTGTATTCTTCTCACCATTAACGTAGTCAAAACCTAAGTTAGCTACCTCTTCACCTACTACCTGTTGAAACAGATTAGACATAACCTCTTGGGCTACCTCTTGGTTCATAGGTCTTTCTTCTCGCAGCTTGTCAAACAATCTCTTGTACGAATCTTTGTTGGCTGTAGTAAGTGTCTCTCTAGTAAAGAACAAACCCTCTAACTCTGAGAAGTTTAAGTCCTTGTCGAACTGATTCATAGCGTAGTCTATAGTCTGCTTGACCTTACGTACATCCTTAGTAAACAGTTTGTCTGGTGTGTGTATCCCCTTGTTGCTATCATAGAAGTCTTTGTCCATCAAAGTTCTAAGTAAAGCTAACTCTCCATGTTCCATATCATTCTCCTTAAATGGGATTCATCATTTTAAATATCTCGTACCAATCTGAACCCTCTATTGCTAACCACATTAATACTGGCACACCTAGTATAAAAAATATACATGTTAGGAATGCCCACCCTAATCCTTTTGTTGTACAATACTGTTCACTCATCTTCTTTTCCCATCAAATAAAACCAAGACACAGGATACAACTCTTTCATTTTTGAACTTATATCTTTAGCCACAACTCTAGTCTCATACTGTGTATCTTCTTTCAATCGAAGTGTACACATATCTGAGAATGCGTCAAGACTACCTGACCAGTACCACTCTGTCATGGTGCTTTGTGGCAACACCATACGTGCTTGCTCTGGTGCTACATCATTATCTATTAAAAGTTTGTATGTCTCAAGCAACCACTCAGATATTTCTATTATGTGACCATCAAGTGTACCAGAGCCAAGTATTGCGTTGTTATAATCTGTATCATCTATAGCAGATAAATCTATTACACCCTTACTGCCTTGCTTTTTATCTGAACTACGTCCACGCCACTCATCAGGATAATAGTATACAGGCTTTTCATCTACATATCTACGGCTTACCTCATTCCATCGTAAGAACTTATGCTTGACTAGCTGTCTAGCTACAAAGATAGGAGCCTTAACATGGAAACTAGCAAAGCAATGTCCAAAGGGTGACATATGTTTATGCCTTGCTAGATATGATATAAGGATACTGTCACTTACTGTAAGTGTGTTGTCCTCATCCCAATCACTCTTCTTGTTAAAGCTAACACGAGCAGCGTTCACTACAGTAAGGTCACTGCCCATGTTATCTATAAGTGTTACATCAATCATAGTTATTAGCTTTCCTCTTATCTATTGCTGCCTTACGCTCTACACTATTCATAGGACGTATGAAAGTCTTAACGCCCATATGATCTTGTAGTCTCTTCTGCTTGTATGCAATGTCCTCCTCTACTTGCTTACGTCTAGTCTTAGATAGTGTCTTAGCACTGAGAGTCCGTATCATACGGTTGATATCTTTAGTCAGTTGATTCTCTCTGTTGTCTGTCTGCATCTTCAGCTTCCTTTATGTGTTGCAATATTGTCACAGCTTCTGCTGTATCTATCTTAAACCACTCGCCTTTTCTTTCTCCACACATAGCAGCAGCTTTATGTGCGACACGTTCTGCTCTGGCTCTGTCTGGAGTTGAGATAGCGTGGACTAACTCATAGTCACGCATAGGTGAGCTTGTCTGGTATCCGTTGAGCCTATCCTCTGCATCAATAGCCATACCTATTTTGACCCAATCAGACCAAGCTGGGTTAGTAATAACATAGACGTACCCTTCTTTTACTTGTGCATCCTTCTGTAGTGCAGTAAAAGCAGCATCACCAAATGATGTGTACCTTCCAGGTTTATGTAAAGGATGTGTGTCTTTTATATACTTACCGTCTACATACATACGTTTAGGATTACTCTTTACATTTCTTGCTCTCTGTATGTCTGGATTGTTTCCGTGGTGAGAATACTTTAGCTTACCTGTTCTTGGGTTAATCTCTTGCGTCATCATGTCTTGCTCCTTTATGTTTATCTTTACGTACTGGTTTGGGTTTCTTCTTATCAGGTATTACCTGTTGTTTGTACTTAGATTGTCTAACCTCCTTCGCCATTGGATTTTGTTTGTTAGTGTGACTTTTCTGCAACATCTATCCATCTTCCTATAAAGTCCATGTCTTCTGCATCTTGATACTTAATATCATCACGCAACCTGATAGCTCTTGTAGGTATGTCACACCATGCCTCTATCTCTTTACGCATAACTAAAGTCTTTCTTAGTGCATCAGGATCAAGCGCAACCATAACATAACTGGCACTATCGCTCAAGCATTCCTTGTGTGCATCAGTAAGACTTGTACCCAGTAAAGCAAAGCCTGTGACATCAGGGAATACTGTAGCCACAGTGACTGCACTAATGACATCCTCAACTACAACGTACACTCCATTAGGAGTACCGTAGCAATACTTGGCATACTCTGCTGCACCACCGTAGCGTAACCACTTAGGTTGCTTACCATCCAGTGCTCTACCTATTGCATCAACTATAAGTCCATCATTATAGATAGGAAATACTGCACGTTTATCTTTAAGATCGTACAGTAACTCTATGTTTTCTAAGGGATTTGCGTACTCGCCACTCCAACGCATACGAAATCTATTGATATACTTATTGCTTGAGTCAGTCGTTACGTGTTCTGGATAAACAAAGTGCTCTAACCTCTTGTTTATACTACCTGTTTCGATAAGAGGGGTCACTAAGTAGTGCTCTAGTTCTTCTTTAGATATGCCCAGGTTTATCTTACCTTGAAGATCACACGATAACTTATAGCAATTGTAGATTAAAGTACCATTGCGCTTAGTTGCAGTGAAGGTGTTCTTACCTTTACATCTAGGGCAGTCCTGACGTATCTGCTCTCCTTCTACTACATCTAAGGCATTGATATCTATTAGCATTACTTCTTCTCCTTGAATGCTTGGCGCTGGGCTAGGGCTTCTGATGCTCCAGTGTAAGTGTGTTTTATGTAAGGAGTCAAGCTATTTATGTTAGTGTGTCCACTTACTTGCTTGATCTGTGTTATATCTACACCAGCTTCTACCATCTCAGTGATAGCTGTACGCCTCATATCCATAGCTGTGAGGTAGCTAGGTAGTTCTGCTGCCTCTAGCACTGCATTGACGTAGACGTGTAGCATCTCTTTAGTGTAGGGCTTGTATGATCCATCACTAGGCTGTACCTGTGGTGTCACTAGACACTGGAAGCCAAACGTTTCGTGCTGTTGCTTGAGTACGTGCATCAATGTATCACTGATAGGTAGGTGCACCTCTGCTCCACGCTTGCTCTGCACTAAGTCACAACGCTTCTTGTCAAAGTTGATAGCTGACCACGTAAGCATACGCATATCACCTACACGCTGCCACCACTCGTAAGCCATCTGTACAATCAAGCCAATGCTACGCCACTTCCACTCACTGTACGCTGTAGATAGGAACTGATTAACTTGCTCTGGCTCCCACATTACTGTGCGTTGTGGGTTAGGTATCTTCTCTAACAGTGGCATAGGGTTCTCTATACTGATGCCATGCTTCTTAGACCAGTTGATAAGTATAGACATGATGGAAGATATCTTGTTAGCTCTGTATATACTTAGTTTGCCTGTCTTTACATACTCACCTCTCCTTAACCATGTGATGTAACACTGTTGCATTAAAGACACACTTAATCTTTTCATGCTTGTATCACCTACATCATCATTGATGATTATAAGACAGTCATAGTAATCCTTCTGAGATGCAGAGCTTAACTTACGGAAAGTATCTGAACCCCAGTATTCTACTACTACATCTCTTACTGAGTATCCTTTACCTTGTTTGAATATTGTTTTTTCTTTTGTCATTAGCATTACGATAGCCTTTTACTAAGAAGTAAATGAAACCTCCTACATACGCTAGGAGAAACGGTATTATTATTTGGGTTCCAGGCTGCATTAAAATG